GTTGCTCGGAATAGTTCCGACCGTTGAATGGCGTCTTGATAACTTCTTCAAATGCTGGACGATTGACCGCACCCGCACGGCCACCGTGTGCCTTTTTATAAGCATATTCTGCAACGTCGTATAGATACTTTTCAAAACTCTTATGAAGTGCCCCAGCAAGCACGCCAGCGCGATATACTGCTTCAGCGTGCAAGGCTTCAATCCTAAGTGCTTGAGCTGCCGAATATTGTTCGTTTAAACGGTTTAATAATTCCGGATCGTTTTCAGCTTTCTCGCGATACTTCCGAGCATTTTCCACATAATCACTAAGGTCTTCACCCCTCAAGCGTTTCATAGCGTCTTGATAGGTCATTTCGTGCCCTTCAGCGTATTTTGTATAAAAGTCAAAAATCGCTCTTTGTAGCTTCACCGACTGCGCCCGATAAGTTTTTTCTAACTCAGCAAAAAAATCAATATCTTTTCGGTCAACGTACTCGAATATTTCTCGAGCCCGTCCCGTCCAGTATTCATCATGGCTTGTTAGATTCTTCAGTTTGTTCATCCGCTACCTCGTTTTCTTGTGTGATTCGTGGTAACATTTCAAGCGCCTTTTCCGTGTCTTCCTTCAGTCGTTTCAATTCCGTTTCAGCATTGACTCCAGTCACGCGCTCAAGAATTTCGACAATAGTTTGTTCACTTACAACGCCGTAAAGATTCTTAACGATTGCCACCATTTCATTATTATTTTGTGGTAAGTTCGGAGTGAATACGATATCGGTCTCATTGATAAGGTTATAATTCCCAGAATCATTTCCTTTGATTTTCCAAATATTGACCGCTAGACGTAAGCGACGCATGAGCCTCTTTTCAAACAAAAGCTCTTGCTTACCGCGATAGTTATCCGCTGCCATCATCTTATATTTCATCGCTTCGCCTGACTGTGTGCCGGCGAAATTGCTATCGGTTGTGTCCGGCGTGAACGTAAAGCGTAAGATATCATTTACTAAGCGTTCTTTATAGGCTTCCGCTCCGGCTGTGTCGTATGTTTTAACGAGATAGTGAGCAGATGGCGAAGAACCTCCCGGAATCGGGTTATCGTCAAGAACCAAGATTTTTGCTTTCTTGAACGACTGCGAAACAGCCAAGCGACCGTTCGGATTGATTCGACCATCTTCTAAAAAGTCTTTATCTTCCACGCCGGTAAACGGATTGCCAGAGATAACCAGTAAGGCCTCGTTGCTGTCTTGTTGGAAGTTAGCAAGCTCCGACTGTGATAAGTCGTAAGCGTCGATAGAATCAAGCACGGCCTCAAACGCTCCGGTTCGGTCTGTGTTATTGCTAAACTCGTTCACCGGTACGCCGTTAAAGAAATGCTCGCTTTTCTCTTTCAGTCGAAGCGTGTCCGCTTCCTGATTATCGTCCACATACTCGTATATGGCATCATCGGTATATACTTTCACAAAATCGCGTTTGTGTCCGTTGCCGTAACTGATAGAGTAATAGTTGACTGCCATCAAAGAGCGCTGCTCGTAACTATCGTCATAAATGACGAAAGTCTGTTCCGGGTTCATTCGATACAATTTCACCCAAACGCTACCGTCCACATCCTGAAACGTATTTAGCAATTCATAAGCTCGACCATAAATAGCTAAGTCTGTTTTGATAGCCACGTTATGATCTTGCTCGTTGTTTTGTTTGCTAAAATTATCGATTAAGGCTTGAATTTCTGCGTTATCGTTCTTGTATTCGACCGGATTCCCGAGCATATACCCTTGTTCAAAAACAGTAATATATTTTGCCCAGTCGCTCGCGATTCGATTATCTGCGCTGTATGGATCGCTTTTGTCCTCGCGATACTTGATATTATTGTCAGCTAGATAATACCGTTTCAGTTCTTTCAAGCGGTCCAGTTGTTCCGCTCGGTGAGTTCCGACGAAATTTTTCAGCCG